ACTACTGCTGGTTCTCCCTTGTAGTTATAAGACCACGGATACCATTTATGAAGGTAAATCTTGATGTCCCTTTCTTTGATAACCTTTCCAAATCTTCTATGATATTCTCTCCTCCTCTTCTTTTCCAAGAAATATGCCCTTACATCGGGGGGTAAAGAATCCGGGTCTACTACCCCGTTAATTCTGGTAGCTTCTTTTAGACATTCCCTGTATCTATCCAGAAAGCGTTTATTCCTTTCCCTATATTTATGAACCTTGATTTTCCCGCAGAGTACTTTCCTTTGCCACTCTTGCTTCATCTTTCGGTTCAATTTTATAACCTGAGGTGGTACCCATGGAATTCCTAATCTGTAACAGGATTCCTCGAAGTCATCTGCATTTTTAAACCTATAGACTCGTGGCATATATCTCTACTCCTTCTTTTGTTTACGAAGTGCTGCCCGATACCACTGTTGAATGGATTTCTCTTTGGCATCCGGGAATCTCTTTTGCACTCTCCGAGTAATTCGGTCGATTGATAACCCTTTATAGGTTAATTCAAATACGTAGGATTTCTTAGTTCCTTTCCAAAGACCATTGTCATCCTTCTCTTTCTTTGGTTTTTTGGGTTTCTCCAACCCCTTTACCCGTTTGGTCTTTTTCTGTTTAGTGACCGCATCCTCACCTATGAACCCAAGGTTAAGTTGATAATTCCTCATTGGGTCATCTTTGGGATATCCAGCAAGCTCTAATTGCTGGTCCATCCACTTATCGTATTCATCGATGAGAGCATTATCCGGCTTATTATCCGAATGATGAATCCACGATGCCAGTCCATTGTAGTCGGCTGAACAAGCATCGGGGAAAGGCATGCCCAGAGCAACTGCTCTTCTCTTCATGTCCTTGTAGGTCATATTTTCTAACCCACTTCCCATGACCTTTAGCTTCTCCTTGTTGAGCTTTAACGGTCTTTTGTCCTTTTTCTTACTTTTGCGCATATTTATATAGGTATAAAATTATTTTTCTTATTTCGTTATACAAATATAATTAAATTTCTCGAAGTTGCAAAATAATTATATAAAAATTCTAAGAGTTAGATTTCAAGGTTCTTTTTCTGCGTAACTTATAGGCTGTATCTAGAGTTTCACAGGTAAAGTCCATATTATTTATTGATTTGTAATTAATAGCTTTCTGTATGACCTCCCTGTATTCCTTCCAGAACTTCAAGCCCCCTTTACTGTCCACGGTTTTTTCAAAGTATTGGGTTGCCAATAATCCAAATGTATCTGCAATGGTTTGACTCTCGAATATGTATATTCTCAAATCTGTTATAGCCTTTATTATATCATCCTCGCGTTTGATGGGCATTACTCCATATCCTTCTTCAGGAAAAAGTTCTTCTGATACAATAGCTGTAAAATACCTTCTACTTGAGGGTCCATTTTTCCAATACTCGGTTATTAACTGCCTTATCTTGAAGTCAGGTATTCTATGTAAGTAAGATAGATATACCTTATCCTTCTTTGTAGACCTCCTTTTATATGCAGTTGGAGCTTGCAATACTCGGGGCATTATCCTATAATTATTCCACCTATCAAACTCAAGAATCAGAGCATAAAGGTCTTTGTCCCATTTATCCTCTGATCCCTTCAGCCTTTTCATATTCTTTATGATACGGGGATTGGTTATAGAATTTAATACCCAAGAAGCATCTCCTGAATGTATTTTAGCTTCTTCTTTGGGTAGTCTTTTAACCATAGCTCCAAATATGTAATCTCTGAATCTAGGTTCTATGGGAGATTTGGGATTTACTAAAGAAGGATGTAGTTCAAAGTAATCGGAGAATAGTTTGAAGAACTTCTCGGCTCTTGCCTTTAATTCTAAGTACTTGTAATGAGACATCTTGAGAATTTCTCCAGCTTCCCAAGTTGATAGGCCTTTGCCTTCTATAAACATAAGGCTGGCCCTCTCTTGCTCGGTCAAACAATCCCAAGCCAATTCTTGATGTCGTTCCATGTTAGTATTGTTTGTTCATTAGAATCTCTTCGGTACTACCATCGGGAATTTGAGATAAATCTACCTCATAATCAGCTGAGTACATTTTATATTCATCCGATTCGTGATAAGCTGAATAGAGTACATTTTCCATGGGTACTTCTATCTCTAAACTGCCATCCATTTCAGGGTATATCTTTACCAACATCTTTCTCGTATTTAGATTACTTTCGAGTATTATTGCTGGTATTCCCTCAAACGGATATCCCCTTAATACAACGTAATCTCCAATAGCAACACGAGTAATATCATTTACCGAGAATATCTTATTTGCTTTAGACATTCTGCGATATTTCTTTACTTCTTCTTTAGTTATGGTGGCTACCATTGAATAATCATCAA